TGGCTTGCAGCCGCTTTGCCGTCGAGCGCCGTCTGCAATCCCGTCGTATCCGCAATAGCGTGCTGGTGGCTTGCAGCGGCATAAGAGCCAGACGCCTGCTTGCCTGCCAAGAGGTTGTTCACCTCCGTCTCGGTGTAATACCGGTCGTCGTGCGTATGGCTTGCAGCCGCTTTGCCGTCGAGCGCCGTCTGCAATCCCGTCGTATCCGCAATAGCGTGCTGGTGGCTTGCAGCGGCATAAGAGCCAGACGCCTGCTTGCCTGCCAAGAGGTTGTTCACCTCCGTCTCGGTGTAATACCGGTCGTCGTGCGTATGGCTTGCAGCCGCTTTGCCGTCGAGCAGAGTATTCATCTCTGTCTCGGTGTAATACCGGTCGTCGTGCGTATGGCTTGCAGCCGCTTTGCCGTCGAGCGCCGTCTGCAAGCCAGTGGTATCCGCAATAGCGTGCTGGTGTATGGACGCCGCTTTGCCTGCCAGGTCGGCGGTGAGATTGGTTACGGCGGATTGGGCTACTTTGTTTGCCGTGGAAATGGTGGCGAGCTTCGTGTCGGCGATGGCCGCATTGGCGGCGATGTCGGCGTTGACGATGGGCGAGAGGGTCGCGGCATCGACCATCTGGTGGAGTTTCTCGGGGGTGACGAGTTCGCCGTTGGTGAAAGTTTTGCCTTTTGTGATCGTAGCCATAAGCCTCTGTGTTCTCTGTGTCCTCTGTGGTTAATTAAGGGTGCGGGTGTCGGTGGGGTCGCTGGCCGAGCGGGTGGCTTCGGCGCTGATTTGGCGCAGGGTCGGGCGGCCTGCGAGCGTGTGGTATTCGAGGTCGAGGCCGGTCGCCTTCGTGCGGAGCGGGGCTTTCAGCGTGTAGTCCTCTTGCTCGCCCGAGGTATTGGCCAGCTCGGCGATTTGAAAATCCGCATCGTAGTCGGTCGTCACGGCGCGGAGTTCGCAAGAGGCATCCGCAGGCAGGAGGAGCGAGGCTTTGGCGCGGGTGAGGCGCTTGGCGTTCAGGCTCCCCCAGCCGTAGCGGCGTGTCAGCAGGTAGCCGGGGATGTCGGTAAAAAGTTCTTCCTCGTTCGCAAACGGCACATCGTCGCCGGTCTCCAGCTCGTCGAGCAGGAAGAGCGTGCCGGTGCGGCTCGCGCAGTAGAGGCGGCGCTGGCTGTCGTAGCCTGCGATCAGGAGTTCATCGAGGCCGAAGCTGTAGCTGTCGCGGCTTTCCCACTGCGAATTGAGGGCGTTCCAGATGAACAGGGTGTTGTTCGACTCCGCATCCGGGCCGGTCGGCACGGCGAGGTAATAGCGGTTGTTCCACCATTTCCCTACGGCGAGGTGGGCGTAATCGCTGTTGATTTCGTCGATCTGGTCGGCGATGGGGTCCGAGAGCGGCTGGGTGTTTGCTCGAAGTTTGAGGTCCAGCTGGGTGTCGAGGCGGTAAACGCCGGCGTCGCTGAGGAAAAAAACAAACTGACCGGCGGTCTGAATCGAGCGGCGGGCCGCGCAGCCGATCTCGTCAGTGAGCAGGGTCAGGCGGGAAACGGCAGAATCCACTGTGAAAGTGTCGCCTGTCGCGTTGGCCGTGTCGGTGAGGTTGGCGAGCCAGATGCTATTCCGCAGGAAAACGAGCGCCTGCCCTTCCACCCAAGGATGAATGGCGACGAGGTAGTCGTTGCTTCCCTGGTTGGCGCGGAAGGATTGGAAAAAGGGATCGTAGAGGTCGGGGTCCAGAACATCCGAGATGGCCACGGTGTCGCGGCCATCGGGAATCCAGAGGCGGTTGCCAATGTAGCTGGCCCAGCCGGTCGAGCGCAGGGTCTTGTAGGTCACGCCTGCGGCGGGGACTCCCGCATCAGCCCGCACAAACTCGGTCAAGGAACCATCCCACCACAGCGGCGGCTTTACTCGGCGGATTGCGATGTCGGCGGTGATGTCGGGCGCTGTGCCAGCGGGCACCTCAATGGTGAAGCTGTTGGCCGTCGCGGCCAGGATGTCGAACTCATGCCCTTGGAAAGCCGCCACGCTGCCCTCCTCGATCCGCACTCGCATCCCGGCGACATAGCCGTGAGCAGTGCTGTGGACCGTGGCCGTCGTGCCCGAGACGGCAATCCCCGAGGCGGTGGTGTATTGCCAATCCCAGCCCGGCACCGACATATCGGCCTCGCGCAAGATGTAGAAACGGTTGAACGCCTGCACGGTCGAAACCGTGTCGCTCAATTCGATCGCCTCGTCCGCCGATGTTCCGTTGTTGGGATATTGGATTTCGACAATCGGCTCATCCTGTCGGTAGAGAAACGCCGAGGTCGGCCCGCAGAGAATGATGTATTCGCTGGCGTCGTAATAGTTCGGCGAGGAAAAGGTTCCCGAGGCGCGGATGCCGCCCTCGTAGATCGTCTCGATGATGGCCGAGTTATCGAGCAAGAACGGCAGCACCATCGGCTGCGTGCCAGCTGCAATGCCGTCGCCAAGCCGCTTCGCGCCTTTTCTCGTCTGCGCCACGCCACGGTCGAGTCGCATGTTTTCGACATACTGGCACATGCCCGGCTGGAGTTGCAGCGGGTTGAGGCGCGAGGCCATGCCGATAAATCCGGCATCGCCTTCGACTATGGTTTGGTCATCGGGCATCGCTACCTTTTATTTTGCGGAGGGGTGTCAAGTGGGCTCCTCGACCAGTAAATAGGGGATGGTCTTCTGCCCGGCGCGGTCCATCTCGGCATAGACGAGGGCCACAAACGCGGGCCATTGGGAGGGGTGGATCGTCTGGCAGCCTTCGCTGCTGGTAGTGTTGTAGCCGCCGCGATGGATGTTGATGGCGATGCCCATGCTGTCGCCTGTCTCGTCGCGGGTCACGGGGAGTTGTTCGCCAGGCGTGGCGGGGCGCAGGGCGGGATAGCCGCCGCCGGGCTTGGAGATGCCGTGTTTGCCCTTGCGATAGCGATGCACGCCCGGCTTGAGAACGGCGATGCCTTTGCGGCGGATCGAGGGATCGGTGTTGGCGTTGAAGGTCGCGTAGGCGTTGGGCGAGACAAGAAAGATAGCGTCGTCGTAGATGCCCCGGTCGTTCTCGCCGGGCTTTCCCATCGTGTCTTTGTAATACCCGCGAATGCCGACCAGCGCGACCTCATCGGCCACGCGAGCTTTTGTGAGCAAGGCTTGCGTCTTGGATTTGGCTTGTTGAGGTCGGCTCGGGGGGAGCATGGGGGGAAGGCGGAAATGGGAAGGCGGAAGGCGGAAAAATTATTTGTCTTTGAGGGCGGGGACTTCGGAGAGTTGGTAGGTGAATCGCCCGTAGTCGGTTTCGAGGCTGACGCCGAGGGTCGAGCAGCCGGTGAGGAAGCTGATCGTGACGAAAATATATCCGATCAGGAGGGCCGTTGCGGAGACCTTGGCCGGGGTGCTCATTTCTTCTCGTCGCGGAAAATCTCGTAGGCTCCGACGAGCGCGATGACAACCGCACTGATGGCCGAAAATTGGTCGGGGCTGACCTGCCAACCAGTGAGGGCTACGAGCGAGGCGATGCCTGCCCAGGTGGATTTTTGTTTTAAGTGTGAGAGCAATTTATTCATGGGGGTGCTTTCGTTTAAGGATGGCGTAGAGGGAGGCAAGACCGACGGCGCAGCCGATGAGGAGCGAGGCGATGCGGAGCCACGCCTCGATCTCTGGTAGCATGCTCACCGTGAGCCCCGTCGCCGTAGCGACGAGGCCGGTGAACGAGGCTGTGGCTTGGTGGGCGTCCATTAGCTGAGGGCGGCGGCGAGCTGCGCTCCGGTGGTCGAGACCGTCGAGACCTGTGCGAGGCGGTCTGTGTTGAGCAGATCCGTCTTGGCTTTGATGGCCGTGATGTTCGCGCTTGGGATGTCTCCGGTTGCTGCTGGCGAGGCGGGGAGGTTGTCGGTTTTGCTCTTGATCGCCGCAATGTCGCTGTTGGCTGGCGCGGTGTAGGCGCTGCCTGCGAGGCGGCTGCTGACGGCTGCATCCACACGGGCCAACTCGGTGGCGAGCTCGGTGCGGACTGCCGTGGCCACGGTGGCGGCGCTTGGGGCGGTCGCGCCACTCACAGGGGCGTCGATGCGGGCGAGTTCGGCGGCGAGTTCCACGCGAACTTCGTCGGCGATGGCCGCTGCGGTTGGCGGAGTGCTCGGCGCAGTGTAGGCACTGGCTGCGAGGCGGGTGCTGATCGCGGCATCGAGCCGTCCGAGTTCGACCGAAAGCTCGGTGCGGACTTGGGCGGCGATTTCGGATTCGGTCGGGACATCGGGCGAGTTGGTCAATGTTGTGACCGTGCCGCCGGTGATTTCGCGGGTAGCGGCAGACCACACCGCCGTAGCGATTTCGGCCTCGGTGGGGACATCGGGCGCGTTGGTGAGAGTTGTCGCGGTATCGACCACGCCGCCGGTGATTTCGCGGGAGGCAGCAGACCAGACGGCGCTGGCGATTTCAGCCTCCGTGGGCACATCGGGCGCGTTGGTGAGGGTATCGACAACGCCACCTGTGATGGTGCGTGTTGCTGCGGCCCACACGGCGGTTGCAACATCTGAAGCACTTAGCGCCGCTGTGCCAACGGTATTATCGACGGGGACTCCGGTCGCAACAGTTGACGGGCTCGGCACTGCACAGGTGCCGACCAGAGCGCCGGATGCGTAGCTCACGCCGAGGCGCACATTGCTGATCGCTGGCATCTGGCCTTGTGTTGCATCGACGAGTATCTTTGCCCCGGCTGTGTCGCAATAAGTGAAAACCGCTACATTTGAGCTTTGCTTTTTTAAGCGAAAACCTGTGCCGCTTGTCGGTGATTGGCCGAGTGAGCCGTATTCGAGTTCTGAAAACTCAACGATTCCGTTGCCGGGATTGGCTACTCCGGCGTTACTCGTCAATCCAGCCGTGTTGCCCACTCCAAATGAGTTTCCCACAGCACGCCCGACATTAATTCTTCCGGTGCTGTAATTGATGATACCCTGTGCAAGAATACCTGCCGTTGCAATACCGGTGACGGTGAGGACATTCGCGCCATCATTTCGAGCGCCTTGACCTGCCGAGCCAGTGCCAGCGGTTACATTGCCGGTCAGTGTCAATGTTCCGTTTCCAGCATTGGAAGCACCAATGCACGGAGATGATATTGATCCTCCGGTCGCGTTCCCAGATATGGTCATGTTGCCAGTGTTATTGTTGTTTGCCGCTGTGCCGCTTTGCGCCACGCAGTTGCCTGTTATCGAAACATTTCCAGTTCCTGTATTGTGGACTCCAATAGCATTGTTTGCCGTTCCGCCTGTTATGTTTCCAGTAATGAAAACCGTGCCACTGCTATGACTCGGGTTAAACCCATGCGCACCCCCAACGCTGCCTGCGGTTATGTTGCCGACAACCGTTGCACCTGTGCCGCTGTGGAGTAGACAGGGGGCTACGGTTGCCCCCGAAAAAACATTAGCATCCAAGCGGATACCGGAGTTTAGCGTGAAGCTACCTCCAGCGGTTGCTCCTCCCGTATTGTCGTTGCGAATTTGGCCTGAGCTGCCGAGGTTCGTGTCGACATTGATGGTTATTGCAAAAGAATTTGAAATCAAAACATCACCAGCGACAAAAGTGACGGCGGATGCCGTGCCGCTGGGCGTGGTCGCCCACACATCTGCGGCGTTGATGTTGCCAGCTTTGCGAGCAAAGTAGGTTGGCATGGCTTAGAGTCCTTTCGCTTGGATGTAGGTCTGGATCGCGGTCTGGATCGCGGCGATAGCGGCTTGCTCGGCGGGGTCGGCGACTTCGCTCAAGCTACCACGCAGCAGGCTCACGGCGGATTCTGGAGCGGTGATGACCTCACCCGACTCAACTGCCGTTGGCGTGAGGAGCAGGTTAATGCAAGCGTCTGGCTGGCCATTGGCTTTATAGGTGCCTGTGACGGCGAGGTTGAGCGACCAGCGGTCGTAGGATTTGCCGTTGTTGATTTCGATGGGTGCTGTAGCTTTCATGTGTTTGGATTTGAGGTTTAAGAAAATTGGAGTTGGGTTTTGTTTGACCACGCGCCGGTGTCGGATTGCTCGGCGGTGACATCGCCTGCGGAGTTGGTGGTGATTCGGTAAATTGTCCAGTCGGGGGCGTCCTCGGCTGGGCCGCTTGAGGGGTAGTCGGCCCAGGCGAGGCGGCCCATGTAGAGGGTGGTGCCGTCGGTGGCGGAGAGTTGCAGGTAGTCGCTGGGGTCGCGGGGGCGAGCCAGGCGGAAGACTTCTCCGAGGTGGTCCTTCGAATACAAGCGCCGGTCGGCGAGGTTCAAGGCGAGTTCGCCGGTGGCGACTTGGTTCGCGGTGGGGATGCGGCCGGAGACTGTGGTGCGTTTGAGCTTGAGGACCATGGTGGAGTTTTAAGTTTTAAGAATTAAGTTTTAAGCAGTGGCCCCGTGGGCGGCGGCGCGGGCTGGGACCGCACCGCCGCTGTGGGAGGGAGGGATCAGAAGGTTCCGCCGTCGATCTCGGTCTCGAGCGCGTCGAGGCGTGAGTCGAGCGAGGCTTCGGCTGCTGTGGCGCGGCTGATCTCGCTGTTGAGCGAGTTGGTCACTGCGGTCACGGCTGCGGCGCGGTCGCTGATCTCGGTGGCGAGGTTCGCGGCGATGACGCCTTCTGCGGCGGTGGCACGCGAAATTTCGCTGGAGAGGTTCGCGGTGAGGGTGGAATCAGCACTCGTGCGGGCGCTGGTCTCTGTGGAGAGATTGCCTGCAACGGTGTTGATGTTGCCCTGGAGGGTGGTGTCGGCTGCGGCGCGTGTTGAGGCTTCCGAATTGATATTGCTCTGGAGAGTCGTATCGGCGGCTTCGAGAGTCGCTACGGCTGCGGCAAGGGCGCTGGAGGCTGAGCTCGCGAGGGAGGTGATGGCTCCGTTGAGGTTGCTGTCGGCGGCCTCAAAGGCGGCGACGACTTCCGTCAACGAATCGAGCGAGCCGGGAGTGACATTCGAGAGAACATTGTCAATGCGGGTGCCGAGGGCGGCTTCCGCTGCGGTGGCGCGGCTGGTCTCAGCCGAGATGCTGCTGTTCAGCGTGGAGACTTCCGAGGAGAGGTCGGCGTTCGTGGCGAAGTGGCCTTCACCGGCGAGGGCGACGATACCGGAGTCGAGTCCGATGTAGAGTTTGTCGTCAACCTTGTTGTAGGCGAGTTCGCCGACGGCGAGGCTGGACGGGGCTCCTGCGGCACCGCTCAAGCGGCGTTTGATTCTGAGTGTATTGGGCATGATGTTTTGGGGGTGTTTGGGTTGTTTCTGCGGGGTTGTCCTAAAACTCACCGCCGTCCGCGTCGGAGGCGATGGGTTCGTAGGAAAGGGTTTCGGGGTCCCAACGGTGCGGAATGTTGGAATCCTGGGGAAAGTAGATGCGGGCGACGGTGCCGGGGTTGGGGAAGTCGGCCAAAGTCGGGAATGCCTGCACATCGTCGAAGTCGCTCGGGATCAGGTCGCCGGAGATTTGGCCCGACGAGTCGAGCTGCGCCACCTGGGCGGTGGTGCTGATAATCGTGCCGGTGAGTGGATCGAAGGCGACTTGTGACATTACGCGAAGGGCGGAAATTGAATGAACGAGGTTTTGAGTTGGGCGTTATCGGTCGTGGGCACGCCACCGAAATAGGTCATGCGGATGCGGGCGACTGCGGCTCCGCCAAAGCTGTATTCGGTGTAGTCGGTGTTGTTCGTGGAGCCGACTTTGAAGACCTCGAACTTGTCATAAAGCGGAAGCGGAAATCCGGTGGTGACCCGCAGAGCCCCATCTGGTGTGGCTTGGACGGGTTGCACGATGCCTGCGGAAGAGCGGGCGGCGATTTGAACGGTGGGGTTGCTCATAGCGTTGATTTAATTATCGGGAGGGGTGTCAAGGGGTAGTTATTGGAAGCTGGCGGAGTAGCGGCGCACCTCGCCTTTGCGCAGCCAGGCGTCGTCCATGCGTTGTTGCAGGATGCCTTCGGCGCGGGCGAACTGGTAGTTGGCTTTGTCCATCTGGCCGTCCTCGGCGAGGGTTTCGGCGAGGGCGTAAAATTTCAAATAGTCGGCCAAGAACGCCGGGATGCGGTGGCGCAGCCAATACTCGTCGTTTGTCGGGAGATTGCCGGTCGTGTCTTGAAGCGCCTCGTAGCAATCGCCGGTCGTGTTGTAATAAACGAGGTCGCCTGCGGCGTAGGCGGTGGAGGCGTTGAAAGCTGACGAAGTGAAGCGCGGTTGCGGTAGAGAGAACTCCACCCACACCGGACCCGAAATGTAATCCGTATCCGTAATGAGGATGCGGTCGTCGGTGACAACGAAGGAAAGGGACTTGGTGACACGGCCCTCGTCGGGCTTTATGTCATAAACCTTCAGCACATTGCCGATCACCTTCATGCCATTTTGCACCAGCAGCACATAAGGGATGAACTCCTCGGCAGGCGCATTCTCGCTGGTCTCAATGTAGGTTGCGGTCAGGCGGTCGTTCCACGCGACATTCTCCGCCGTGTCGATATTCAGCAGGTCGCCCGCTGCGGTCGTGGTGACGCGCTTGATGCGCCACACAGGGTCCGCAAATTGTGAGCCCTGCACCGCCCGGCCAATGTAGGAAGTGGTGCCCACATAATCCGACTCGTAAGTGAAAACTCCCGGCGCATAGCCATCGCCCACCGGCGTGCGGGCCTCGGTGAGATAGATGTCCGGCCAGTCAAAGAATGTCCAAGCGGTCGCGGCGGCGGTGGTGAGGTATTCCGCGAGCACGGCAGCCTGCGAGGGCATGAGTGGTTGCGCGGCATCAATGCCCATGCGGCCTACGACGCCATCGCGGACCGTGCGGTAAGGCGTGGCCTTCATTGCGGGGCTCCTTGTTGCAACGCGGGCAGCGTGCCTTGGCGACCGATCTGCGCGTTTTGTTGTTGTTGGAGTTGGAAGTTGAAGCCCTTTAGGCGGGCCTCGATCATGTTGCGGAAAATCTCGTCTTGCTGCATCCGCTGTTGGAGCGCGGGGTTGGCTTGGATGATGCCTTGGAGGACTTGGGCGCGGAGTTGGTGGTTCTGGCCTTCGGCGGGGAGTTCCGGCTCGGTGCCTGCGGCGATCTTCGTGAAGGCCAGTTGCTCCTCGTTGGCCTCGATGGCGGCGGCGGGGCCGGGGTCGCGGACGAGCATTTCGGCGAGGACCGGATCGACGGCGCTCATGATGAATTTGATGAGCCCGGCGCGGTCGATGACTCCGGCGGTATCCATCGGCACGATGGCTTTGCTGATGTAGTCGAGCTTCGCGCCGAGGGCTTCGGCGTCGAGGTTGCGGGCGTCCCAATCCACGATGAGGTCGAACTTGCCTTGGATGCTTTCGCGGTCGGCTTGGAACGGGAGGCTTTGGCCACCGGAGACTCGGAGGATTTGGACGGGCAGCATGTATTGCTGCATGAGTTGGTAGGTCTGAACGATGATGGCTTTGAAGTCGCGAAGCCAGCGGTCCACCGTGTGCTGGGTGACGAGGGCGGTGTAGTTGGGATCAACCCCCTCGCCTGCCATGCCGAAGTATTCATTCACATCGCGGCGCACGGCGCGTTCGATCTCGATGGTGCCTTGGTCGAACGGCGGCGGTTGCATCCAGCCGATTTCGTTCGGGCGGCGCTCGGGGATTTGCACGGCGGGGCCGAGGATGATGTCGAGCTTGCCACGGTTCGCTGGCACGCGCATGGGCGGGAGGATGGCGATTCCGGCGCGATCAGTGCGGTAGTCGCGCTGGGTCTTGATTTCCGCCTGCATGGTGCTGACGATCTCGGGGATGCCGCGTGTCTCCAGCAGGCAGCGTGTCACACGCTCGCGGGGCAGTTCGATGAAAGGATATTCGCCGTGCGAGTAGGGGGAGATTTCCTCTTTGGCGAATATGTCCACATTCGGGTGCATGACCCGGCACATGACTTTTGTGGCTCCGGTCTTCTCGTCGGTCTCCTTGGAATAGACATGCCAGATTTCGATGAGGTCGCGGTGGTCTTGCCAGAGGATCGAGTCGCGGCGGTTGTGGTTCTGCTGGCTGTAAATCGGCCAGAGGCTTGTGCCCTTGTAGTTCTCGGCCTTCTCGTAGAATTCGTAGGGATAGCCTTCCGTGACCGTGCGCTCTTCCAATTCCTCGCAAGTCACCATTTCGCGGCGGGCGATCCATGGGGCGCGTTGCAGGTCGTAGGTGGCGGTGGGGAAAATAATGTCGTTGAAAGGCTCCAGGGCGGTCCACTCGGGCTTGCTCTCAAAAATGTAGGGCTCGGTGTATTCCACCGTGCCGCCCTCGCGGAGCTTGCGGATATTGGCGGCAGTGCCGGTGCCGGGGGCGAATTGCTCGGCGATCTCGATGGCGATCTCCTCTTGCAGCGGATCGAGGATGGCCCCGATGAGCATGGCAAGCGGCGAGGCCGGGTCGCCCTGCTCTTGGGCCATGACGATGAGGTCTTCGAGCGTGACGGATTTTTCCTCAATGCGCGTCGTCGTTTTCCAGAACACGCCCATGATGGCGAGGCCGTAGGTGGCGCGGATGTTGAGGGCGAGTTCGATTTCGCGGCGGAGGTCGGAGGCGCAATGGGTGAAGAGCATCCACTTCAACACGGCCTCGGCGGCGGTGCGGGAGAGGGAGTCCGAGGATTCCACCGGCATCATTTGCAGGCGGGCGGCGAAGGTGGCGGTGAGGCAAAGCTGGGCCTCGCGGTTGCAAACGAGGTCGGCGAGGCGGATGCGGCTGTCGGCGGAGCCTTCCCAGGGGAAAACATTTCGCCCGTAGTTGCTGGCCCATTTGCGGCCATCGGAAGACTGGCCATCCCACAGGGCCATGCGGGTATCGTAGTTCCGAGAGCGGAGGGTCGAGAACCAACCGCCATCGGTGGCCGCTTCGGTGAGCTGGCCGATCCAATACTTTGTGTCCCGAGTTTCCTCGGCAGAGTCTTTAATCATGCGGTGCGGAGGCCGGGCATGAGGATGGCGAACTTCCCTGTGCCGCCGCATTTGACGACGCACTGGGGGAAGTTGCGTTTGAACCACGCGATGAAATCGGAGTCGCGCCAGCAGCCGGGGACTTTCCAATTCCAGAAGTGGTAAATTTGGGGATCAACGGAGAGGGTCAAAGCGCCCACGCCTTCGATGGAGCGGAGGTCTTGCTTGGCGTGGTCGGCGGCGATGGCGTGCTGGCGGGCGTCGGCCTGCACGGCGCGGGAGTTCCACTGCTCGAACAACTCGCTTTTCGCTCCTTCGGCGAGGTCGCCGGGGAGGTCGCTGAGGGCTTCTTTGAGGATTTCCATTGAGAAAGAAATTGAATCCCCTGCCCCGATTGCCGGTGGCCTGTCCTGAGACGAGGGGCCACCGGCAAGGGCTGGGGGGCGGGATTACGCGGTGGCCGCGAATTTTCCGAGAACCTGCGGGTTGCTGACCGCTACGCCGAAGATGGCGTCGCAGAAACCACGGCGTCCACCGCCACGGTCTTCCAGCTCTTCCATGCGGGGTTTGCGGTTGAAGCCGATGGAAACGAGGTCCATGTCGAGCACATAGCCACGGGCCGCTGCCGCGCTGGCGGTGCCGCCATTGGCGAGGTAGGTCGAGACATGCAGCGAGAGAACGCCGAAGTCGCCTTCGTAGATGTCGATCGTGTTCACGATCTTCTTGTTCTCGACATTCGAGGAGAAGGTGCGAACCGAGGACATCACATTCGTGCTGCCCGCTTGGGTGCGGATGAAGTTGGTGAACGCACGCTTGAGGGAGGTGCCGCAAACGAGGTCGTAGTTGCGACGAGCGCGGCGAACCTTGAACATCGACTCCAACACATCAATGACATTCGACTCGGTGAGCGAGGAAGTGACGGTGGTGTTGATCGACGCGGCAGGGGTGCGGAACGCGGTCGGAACGGCTGTGGCTGTGTCGGCTTGCGCGGTGGATTTGATCCACTCGCCGATGCCACGGGTTTTGTAGGGGGCTGCGCCGGATTGAACCTGGCTGTCGTTGTCGGAGCCCATGATGGCCTCGATGTCGATCTTGAGTTCGACGAGGGCTTTCGCGGCGGCTTTGTTGAAAGCCTGCTTGCGGCCTACACCGGCGAGGTCGGCGACATTCTCCACGAGGTCGTCCACTTGGAACGCCCGGCGGACTTTTTGGATGCGGCCCGAGAGGAGTTCGCGGTTCGCGTGCTGGTCGTCAAACGAGGAGACATCCGCGTCGGCGAGGACGCCTGCGGTCTGCGGATCGTTGTAGCGGTCGGCGGGCCATTGGAAGAGGACATTGGTGGGCTCTTTCGACTTTTTGCAAAGCGAGAAGAGAGGCGTGTCGCCGGGTTCGATGAGGACCATCGCGTCGGACAAGTCCTCGCGTTGGCCTTTAACAGTAGTGATGGGGGTAGCTGGCATGGTGGTGGTTTGGGGGGTTTAAGTTTTGGGTTGGGTTAGTTGAAAAGTGAGGCGACGAAATTCTCGGCGGCATCACGGTTTCCGGACTTCTTCAACAGATCGAGCGGGTCGGCTTTGGTTTTGGTTTTCGGAGCGGCGGAGGGGCTGACAACCTTGGGAGCGACGGCGGGTTTCGCGGCGGCGGCGGGAGCTTTTGGCTTGGCCGCTGCGGATTTCTTGGCCATGGCCTCGGCTTGCTGGAAGCGGAGGGCTTGGCCGCGAATGGCGTCGCCGATGATGAGTTCGAGATTCGGGAGCTTGGCGATGCCGGGATACGCTTGCAGCGTGGTGAGCATCATCTTGCGGGCCGGGGATTCGTCTTGGAAAAGCTCGGGATAAACGGCGCGGGCTTCGTGCTGGAAGGTCTCGCGCTGGGCGAGGTAGTTCCGGCGGGCGGGCTCGGCTTTGAGGATTTGGCGGGCGACTCGCAGGCGCTCTTGAAGCTCTTGCTTCGTGAACTTGCGGGTGCTGCCGTCTCCCATGGGCACTTCCACTTCGCCTTCCATGTCGGCTTTGGCGATGAGGTCGGGCACATTGTCGAGGACGGTGTTCGCGGCGGCGATGCGGCTCTCCAAGGCGTCGGCGGTGGTGACATCGGCGAGCGGGTCGCTGGCGTCTTGCACCACGATGGGCTGGGCTTTGGTGAGGGCGTCACGGGCGGCGGCGAGTTCGGCTTGGAGGGTGGTGGCTTGCTCCTCGGCGCTTTTGGCGCGGGCGGTGAGCTTGTCCACGCGCTTGGTGAGTTTCCTCACGGCGGCGGGCTCGGCCTCTACGGTCTCCTCGTCGGGGTCTTCGTCGTCGGTGGCGTCGTCGGTTTCCTCGGGCTCGTCGGCTTCGTCGGAGGGATCGGACGAATCGGACGAATCTTCGGGGGAATCTTCGGTCTCTTCGGTTTCGGTTGTGTTGTCAGGGGTCTCATCCGCGATTGCTTCCTGGTCGGCCTTGGGGGCCGCCGGAGATGTCTCATCCACGGTGGGGAGGGTGACTCCCAGCGCGTCGATGACTTCGCCGATGCTGAATGCTGTTTCTGTCTGGTCCATGGTTTGTGGTGCGTCCAAGTCGCGGTGTCAGAACTGAGGGTTTATGCGGCTCCGCACGGTTTCCACGGAATCGCGGCGAGCAGTTCAGCACTCGCGCTGATGAGGGAAATGCCTGCGAAAATTGCGGAGCGGAAGGGGGTGCTGGCGTAATGGGACTAAACGGGCACTAACGGGACTAAACGGGGGCTAAAAAGATTTCACCACGGAGGACACGGAGGACACGGAGGAGGGGGAAGTTACCACTGATTTGCATTGCTGGCTCAATGGTCAAGCCTCTGTAGGTTTCCTGCCTCTGGCAGAGAACAAAAATTCCGACGACTTATTTCTTGGCTAGGAAAGCCTCGGCGCGGGTGCGCTTGATTTCTTCGCGGAGGGTGCGGAGGGCTTCCAAGCCACCGGCGCTGTGGGCGAGGAGGCCGGGGTTCTGCGCGGTCTGTGGCATGCAGGTGATCTCGGCGGCGTCCTCGATGGCGTCGGTGATTTTGAGGAGCACGGCGCGGAACCATGTTTCCTCGGGCGGCACGCACCAGGCGGCGGATTGTTCGTCGGCGGTCATGCTTAAAAGGGAATCTCGGGCGACTCGGTGAGCGAGTCGGAATGCGGCTCGGCGGCGGAATCCTCGCGGGGCTTCTTGGGCTCGAAGTAGAGTTTGAAATACTTTTCGCCCGTGTCGCGGCTTTCGTTCACATACGCGCTGATCCAATACTCGCGGCCCTCGATGGTGCATGAGCCTTTGTGCGTGGGGTGGGTTTCCTTTTCCTTTTTCTTGTTGCGGGAAAGGCTGCCGTGGTTGTCGGTGCGTTTGGCGCTCATGCGAGTTTTTCGAGGTCGGCGGCGCGATACCAGGCGCGGGCTCCTTGGCGGCGAATCGGGCGGAGAATGCCGGAGTCGATCAGTTTGGTGATTTGCTTTGCGCTAACGCCCAATCGGGCCATGACATCGCGGCGGCGGAGTAGTTTCATGGATGCTTTGATTTTAGGAGAGGGAGTCAAGGGAGGGATTGACCACAGAGGACACAGAGGGCACGGAGGGAGGATTTAGTAGCAGCCTCCTCCTCGGGTGCGCAGCGAGGCGGGGTCTTCGTATTCGACGCCGGAGAGAGTGATGTAGCGGAGGAGGTCGATCCAATCTTTGGTCGCGCCGCGTTTGCCGTCCGCGCCGGTCCATGTTTTCAAGGCGTAGATGAGGTTTTGGCAACGCTCGGAGATGTAGAGCCGGGGGGAGTTGAGGGCATCGACGGGGGCTTCGTCGTTGTAGGCGAGCCAGTCGTTGATGAGGGTGACGCCTTCGACGATGGCTTGGCCGCTGGTGGCGCGGAAGTCGAGGCCGATGCGGTCGCTGCATTGCTCGATCAAAGTTCGCACGCCTTCGTGCGTCATGGTGGGCGTGTTGCCGTAGCGGCTATCCATCCAACGCTCGGCGACTTCGACGCCATCGGCTTTCTCGGCGGCTTCGATGATGCGCTGATAGTCCTCGAAGCCAAACCCGGCGCAGGCTTTTTGCGCGGGGCCGGGGCGTCCGTCTTGTAGCTTGCCATCGGCTTCGGCCCACGGGCCGGGGTAGCCGACGCCTTCGATGTAGTCGAGCTGGTCGGGGAACTCGCGGTAAATCCAGCACCGGCCATCGGGCGTGAACCGAATCCACAGCATGGCCCATGTTTTCCCCTCGCCCGGATCGACGAAATGGAAGACGGTTCCCTCCTTGGGAACTTGGTCGTGCGGGACGACATGAACGCCTTCGCGAAATTTCGGAAACATGGAGAGCCGGGCTTTGGTGGGGACGCCGTAGGCTCGCATCAAGATTCGCTCGCGGTTGCTGCCGCGCAGTTCGGTTTCCATGGCCTCGGGGTTGCCGAAGGGATTGTCGGAGGTGTGGAAATAAACGACGCGGGCTTTCTCGCGGGTGCATTGCTGGATGCGGGGCACGCTCTCCACGCCGATGAGTCGGCCATCGCGGTAGCGGGGAAGCAGCGGGGCGGGGCATTCCTCCAGCGTCTTCGCGCCATCGAGGTATTCTTTGACCGTGGTGGTGTAGCCTTCCACCGGCGTGAAGCCGATGCCGAGTTCGCCGTCGCGGGTGAGCAGACGGAAGCGTAAGGCTTCAAGCCAATCGGGCGTGACCAATTCGTCGGCCCACACGAAATTCAACTCCGCGCCTTCGATGGAGGTGACATCCATCGAGTAGAACTTGAACCAGCATTGCGAGCCATTCGGCAGCACGAAGCTGTTCTCGGTGAAGCCGCCTTTTTGCGAGTAGGTGATGTTGGCCACCGCGCCCTTCTTGAGCTTGCCGCTGGCGGTGGGTTTCCATTCCTTGGGCAGATACTCCCACAAATAGGGCTGCTGGTTCTGGATGCTGGCGGATTCGGTGGATTGCAGGCACCAGACTTTGGCTCCCGGCTTTTCGACGAGGTGCTGCATGGCGCGGCGGGCAAAGTAGCGGGACTTGCCGGAGCGGTTGCCGCCGAGGATCAAAAGCTCGGTGACGCCCTTGGGGAATTTCTCGCGGAGGTCGGCATAGGCGGAATCGGCGCGTTGCCAGGCGGGGTTCAGCCAGCCGTAACGCCAAGGGTCTTCGACCATGCGGGCGATTTGCTCCTCGCGTTCGCGGTGGATGGCGAGGAGTTGGGCCTCGGTGGCGGCGAGCTTTTGGCCTCGGTAGCGGACGACGAAGGAGCCATCGGGGCGGCGGCCTTCGACTTCGATGGGGGGGATGACGGGGTTGGGGGTTTGGGGGATCATTTGACCACAGAGGACACAGAGGGCACAGAGGAGGATTTGAGTTCGGATTCGCGGAGGCTGAGCCAGGTGATGGCGCGTCCGGCGTCGCCGACATCCTCGGGGGTAATGCAGAGGTCGGAGATAACCCCGGCATCTTGCAGGAGGTTCAGCGCATGGGTGGCGTCGATCCGCCGGTGAGCAATGTAGTCGCGCAGGGAGTTCATTTGGATTTCTTCCAACGCTTCAATGCGGCGGCAATTTTTATGGCCGCGGCAGGAGATTTGTGGTCATGCCAACCAAGGCAATGCGCAGCGACACTGGCCAACTCATCGGCAACGGCCCTCGCCTCGTTGCGCTCTTGCTCCAGCCTCGCCATCTCCTCAGTCGAACGGAGTTCCAATCCGGACAATTTGTCCGCAATTCTGGCCGCATCGGCCTTTGCCTCGTCGCGCTCTCTTAAAGCAATCGAAAGCGGCGTGCCTCCGGCGTGGTTTGTGGCCCCTTCCAGTTGGCAAATGCGCTCGGCTTGGCGCTCTACTTTTGCCCTCGCCTCGTCGCGCTCGCGCTCCAGTTGGATGATTTTAAGCCTCGCCTCGCTCGCGATCAATCTATCTATCCAAGACTCCCGATGGCGATACCTCCCCCACGCCAGGTTAAGCATCCATGCAAGCTGAATGGCGTAATTAAGAGGCCATGCCGCCATCACGATCTCCCTCCTCTGGTAATCCCGATAACAAGCCGCCATCCAAGGCTTGGTTATGATGTTTTCAGATACGCGTTCAAAAATGAAACGCTTAATCATGTTGCTCATTTCGCGCCCTCCTTCAGCGATGTATCATCGGCGCACTCCCAGCATTTCTCGGCAGGCGTGCAAACGAGGCATTTCGTGTCCTCCTTTACAAAATCCAATACATCTTCTGGATGCTTGTTTGCAAACTGCGGGAGGGTTGAAAGTAACCCAACCGCAATGCGTAGTTGCTGCCTCGCCTCGTCGCGCTCCTGCTCCAGCCTTGCCAGCTCCTCAGTAAAACGGAGTTCCAATTCAGTAGAACGGAGTTCCAATCCGGACAATTTGTCCGCCAACGCAGCCGCATCGGCCTTTGCCTCATTGCGCTCGCGCCGGAGTTGCGCGATCATGGAAAGCATTTCGTTTGGCGTCATAACTCGCTTTCAAAAGTCCGCGCCTTCACGATCAAGCGCCGGGCATTTTCCATCAAATCGAAAAAAACCTCCTGTTCCCCGATGTCACGGGTGTATTCCGGTGCCTTCACATAGGTGAGGACGGCGCGGAGGTTGGCGGCCAAGTCGGTGGCGAGCTTGCAACAATGTGCGGCTCCAGGGTGATCCTGCCACTCGCGGTGACAGGCGGGGCAGGCTATCGCTGAATCAGATACTATTGACATATTTATGGGTTTTGTATGGGGTTAAAGGGTGAATGCGCGTATCCGTCGCGCCCCGGCTCTGAGTCCGTGGTTTGTGGAGACCATTCAGAGGGAGGTCGTTAGTTTTGAGCCATCCGCGCAAATTCCGTTCAGACTGCGGCCTCCTCGCGTGACTCTCACCGACTGGCACTCACGGCTTACCGATTCGCTCATCGCAAAAGACTTAGCTCGATGCGGTGAATCTCGCTCTCGATCTCCGCTAACATCGACCACTGCTCGCGGTTATAGGTGCCTCGAAACGGAAAATCGCACCGAGAAAATTTGCCGTTTTCAAAGACAATCAAAACCTTACCCAAAGTGTCCGGACACTTTGGGGTTTCCGAACCTGAGCTGAGTTTGAAATGATATTCCGTGATGTTGCGGGTGGATTTGTGGTGCAGGGTCATTTGGTGGGTTTAGGTTGCATGTAAGTTGCCCATTTGGAATTGTCGTTAGGCAGTTCGATTTGTTTGTTTGGCCGCTCGATAGGTGGTTGGGGAATGGTGCCCAGTGGACGACTTGGGACTCGATGCGGTCGCCGGAGCCGAATCGCCAGACTTCGCCATCGTGGAAGCCGGTCCAGACTTCGCCATCGGCGAGGCGGACGAGGACGGTGGTGTCGCTATCGGGCAGCCCGCGCTTGGCGGGCGACCAGGTGCTGATGGAGTTTTTCATTTTGTTTTTTTAATTTTATCCATTTTAGAGTTATATAACTTTATCTTTTGCATAATAATTTTAAGATTTTCATCACGGTCACCTTTTACAGGCAGTCCAAAAGCAGCAAAAATTTCATGGTTAATAATAAAAGAATCCAAAGCTCTTGCTTTAATTTTATTTATTTCTTCATCCCTTTCTTTTAACTGAAATTTTATTTCATTTAATTCTAAAGTAATGACTTGAATGTTTTTAATTGCTTTTTTTAAGTCCCTCTTTGCACATTCCCGTTCTCGCCTTGCGTCGTATAATTTTTGATATAACTTTTGTTCTTTATTCATTTCTGCCTTTCGTTCTGGTTGTTGCTGTAGGCTTTTTCGGTGACATTGCGGAAGATGGTGTGCTGGCCGATGAAGTTGAGTTTGATTTCGGGGGTGGGGCCGTTTCTTTGTTTGGCCAAGATGAGCAGGGTGTTGTGATCCATGGGCTCTTCGTCGGCGTCGCGTTTTTTGTTTTTATCGAGGCGGTGGATGAGGAGCACCGTGTCGGCGTCTTGCTCGATGCTGCCGGACTCGCGGAGGTTGGAGAGCTTGGGCTTGGAGCCTTCGTCGGCGTCGCGGTTGAGCTGGGCCAGGGCGATGATGGGGACATTTAACTCCTTGGCCGTGGTCTTGATGGCCTTGGAAATCTCGCTGACTTCGAGGGCTCGGCTCTCCCCTGCCCTCTTGGACGATCCGTGCATGAATTGCAGGTAATCGACGACGATGAGGCCGAGGCCGTGCTGCGACTTGGCCCGCCGAGCCCGGCTGCGGAATTGGGCGACGGTGAGGCCGGGGGTGTCGTCGAGGTAGAGCTTGCTCTGCACCAGCCGGGTGGCTGCGCCAGAGACATTCCCCATGGCTCGGCCGTCAAAAAAACCGTCGCGTGTGCGCTGGAGGTCCAAGCCTGCCTCGGAGCAGATCGCTCGAATCATGAGCTCAGAGCTGGGCATTTCCACCGAAAAGACCAGCGTCGGCACGGCATTCTGCATGGCCGCGTGGAGGGCTATCTGCATGCCAAGCGCCGATTTGCCGCAGGCAGGGCGAGCGGCGATGACGATCATCTGTCCACCGAGGAACCCGCCAGTCGAGCGGTCCAGATCATAGATGCCGGTCTCCAACCCCACGGTCTCGCCTCGGTTGTGATACACCTTCTCGATATGCTCTACGGCGGCCAGCACGGCGTTTTTGCAGTGCGAGACGGGGTTTTCCCTTGTCGAGTGCTCTCGGAGGGCATACAGCGCCTGCTCGCAGCGTTCTTGGGCATCCTCTGTGGTGAGTGCAAAGTCGTTTGCCGCCTCGGCCATGGCGAGGGCCGCTTGGCGCATGGCACGGCGTTTCCAGACATCCAGCACCTCGGCAGCGTAGTGCCGCCAATTCATGGTAATGGCGACTTCCTGCACCAGCTCAGTCACATAGGCATAGCCGCCGCACTCCTCAAGCTGGCCCGCCTTCTCCAGCTCAGTCGTCACCAGGATAAGGTCCACCGGCCGGGCAGCCTGCCGCATGGTGGCGACGATACCCATGATCGTCTGGTGCGCGGGCAACACAAACTGCTCGGGCGACAGCGCCTCCAACACGCTATCCGCCGTGCGGCCATCGGTGATCGCCGCGCCGACCACGGCTTTTTCGGCGATTTGATTTTCGGGAAGAATGTTTTTCATCACGCAGCGAGGAGTTTATGTTTCGCCATGGCCCGCGCCTTTTTTAAATTTGAGCCAAACCCGAGGAGGTTGAAAACCTGACACGACACCCGTGTATTTAGCTCGTAACCCATGAGGCGGTATTGGATTGCCCCATCATCGCTTGTCACCGGCGAGCCATCCTCGCGCAGCATGGTCTCGTAGATCGGGTCTTCGACTGGGCGGCTCTCATAGACGCCCACCTGCCATTGCAGGAAATCATTCTTGCACTCGGGGTTATGCCGTGTCACGACATAGACCACGCCTTCTTTTTCTATTGTTTCGATTGGTTGTATCATGTTGGTTTTTATTATGCTGCGGATTGTTTTTCACGCACCCATGCTTTCATGGAGTCGGGGAGGTTTGCCCAGGTGGAGAGGTTGCATTCGGGAAATTCGGAGGTCACAAGGTCTTGCCAGCCCTGCGGTTCCATGGAGACAGGAGCCGCCGCGCTCACGCTCGCCCCGCTGCGACCCGCCCAATCCCGCGCCCGGCTCACCTCGGTGAGGATGTTATTCAAAAGCGTAGCTAAGTCCTTGCGGCGAAACTGCGCCGCCGCGCCTTCTTTTTGTCGATAAGCCCATTCGAGGAAACGCCAATCATCTTCACACACGGCCACCGCCGCTTTTTTATTTTTCTCCCAAGCACGGGCGGAGGAGGAGTCAAGAGGTGTCGAGTCTCGAAGGTTGAAGAGATTCCGGAATCGAGTCAGGACAGGATGCGTCGTTTCTGGCTTTGGAGTTTCTTCGATTTCCAACTCCATGTCCCCTGTGGGGACTATAGGGGTATTATCTATTCTATTCTTATCTAGGTCATCGCCCCGTGATACATCCGTCATATTGGTTGTATGACGGTCTGATGATGAGGCTCTGTATTTTGATGACGCCTTGGCCATCACAGCGCGTCTTTTTGCAGACACTCCATTATGCTCATCGAAGCGAGCAATCTCCACGCCGTCTTCACTTTCCAAAATCCAACCGACCTTTACCAAAGCGGATCCAAGTCCTTTCAAACCCGTCTTGCGGTCGATAGCTCCAAGAGAGAGTCCTTGTAGTCGTCCATCCGTGCTCTGATCGTCGGCCATAGACCATATCCAATACAGACTGCCGATGACCTCGCGCTCGGGCTTGTTTGTCATGTCGCAAATCTTGGCGATCCGAGGATCATCCCAAAGGTTGCTGCGCATTTTTATCCAGTTTGACATACTTATTTTTTCTTTCCAAATTGCATTCTATTTTCTCCCCAAGCGCCCCGCGTCCGGATCCCCCGACTTTCCAGCCAGCGGTCGCACGCTGCCGCCATGGCCCGGCTGTCGCGCACCGACATCCACCCCACCCGTGCATCGCCCGGCTCCAGGGCTTGCAGGGAGTTTGATTGGGCGTTCTGCGTTTGGTGCTGGTCGTAGTCCACGCCTTTCATGCGGTGATAGGCTCAGGGGCCATCTCCACGCGCCGACGCAGCCGGTGGAAGCACGCCAGCGTCATCAGCGCATCCTCCAGCGCATTGTGCGTCTTGCCCGAGCGGGAGAAGCCCAGCGCCGCCGCGATATGGTCCAGATTCAGCCGAGGCTGCCCATCCTTGCCCACCGGCAGGTTCAACGCCCCCACCTCGTAGGCCAGCCACGCCGTCGCTTGCAGGTCCACCATCTTGCCCATCGGCCAAGTCAGTTCATTCCGCGCAAACGCCGCCCGCAGGAAATCGCGGTCGAACGCCACATTGCAGCCAGCCAGCACCGAGTAACGCCGCTCACCCAGCCAGAGGGCCAAGTCCTGCATCACATCGCGCTCCGGCCGCCCGTTTTTTTCCAGAAAATCAAGGGTAAAGCCATTCTTCGCCAGCGCATCCGGCTCGCAAAGCCACTCAGGATTCGGCCGGATAATCGCAGTAAAAGCCTCGTTATCCATGGAATCCACCGCCGCCACGCTCAGAAGCGCATTCTTCGAGGGGTCAAAGCCCCCCGTCTCCGTGTCGATGACAATAAGTCGTGATTTCATTTTTTCGGGGCCGTTTTTTTTTGCTCAATAAAACGGCGATAGAGCGCAACGCTCACAGCCGCAGACTGAAACAGGGTTGTTGTTTTTTTCATAAAGTTCCGATATGGGGGGCAAAGCGTTGTTTGAGAGGGAGCCAGATGTCCCGCTCTCCAGGCATCGCAGGCACCATCTCCCCAGCGCGGTAGAACCGGCTGTCCTTCACACGCATCAGCGCCACGCGCATCGTGCCCGCCTCGCCCGTAGGAATCTGCACCTGCACCAAGTAGCGGTTCGGAGTCGGGCGATACACCTTCACCTTCACAGGCTCCGGCGTCACCGCCTCCGGAGTCACAGCAGCGGCCACCGCCGCGTTTTTTTTATTTTTCGATTCAGCCATAGGTTAGTTAGTTGAAAGCTCCTCAGCGGCCACCTGCGGGGCAGCAGAGACCCCTTTGTCAAAAATTTTCTGTGCACCCAAACCAGTGGGTTGTGATGGGGGGGCCTCGAAATTCTCGACCCCCTCCCCCCCCTCCTGATCGACCCGCCCGGCCTCGGCCTCGACCGGCTCGACACCGGCGGCACAGGGCGAAGTGGCTGACAAAGTGGCTGACACCTGAGAGCTTCCCGTAGTAAATCCCGCCGAAACTTCTGATCTTGCATCAGAGCCAGCCAGGGCGACGGCTTCGGCAGGCATCCCGGCAGCCAGGGCAGTGCCTCCATTTTGTGCCGGCGCGGCGGCGCTTGGACCGGTTAGCGGCACGACCTCGGCCTCGAGGACCGGCAGCGAGGCCAGCATCTCGGCGAGTTTGTCCTGGCTAACCTCGACCCGCTCGACGCGGGCGGTGGCCTCGCCGCTGAGTAGTTGCAGCTTGTCCGTCATCACCGCCGCCACAATGGCCGCATCCTTGGCCGTCTGAATGTGCGGCACCAACTCGATCGCTCGCTCGACAGAAAGCCGGGCCGCACGGCGAAAATCCCTCAGCAGTTCCTTTTTATCCTGCTCTATAGAAAATCCTTCCCGCTCCCTGACAGCCGCCACGGTATTCCGCGACACCCCGAGCGCCCGGGCAATGCTCGACATCGAAAGCCCCTCGGCCAGCATCCGCACGACGGCCCGGTAAGTCTCCGGCTTCCGAGCCAATAAGCGCTCCCCGCTGAACTCCCCGACAGCCTCTAACTTCTCCGCCCCGATTTCCTCCTCCGAAAAAAGAAACGGCGCGGCAGAGGCGGCGGCTTCCACGGCCTGCAATGGGGTGTTTCCCTCTGGGGTATTCACCCCATGAGAATTTTGGGCACAAAAAAAAGCCGGATCGGCGGCAGGGTCCGGCATGGGTCAGGCGTGAGCAAAAAGATTCCGCCGGTGCGCAGGCCGGGCATCCGCGCCACCGACCCGGCACTGATCCAGCACCCGCTTGACCTCACTCTCAGGGATCAGCACCCGGTCCCCGAGGCGGACATAGCCGAAAGTCCCATCATGGAGCCGGAGATGCATACCCGCCCGCGAAATCCCGAGGATTTTCGCCAGCTCCGTCGGGCTGTAATGCTTCTCAATCATCGCGACACCCTCCAGGCAAGCAAAACCAGCGCCGCCGCAGGCCCGAGGGCACAGAGCGCCTCCCACGACCAACCGATGAAATGAATCGCATCCGCCCCGCTCATCGCTCGACCTCCACGGAAAAAGGCCGCAGCCCGAAAATTTCAAAAAACCTCGCTCGCGCAGCCTCCCGGCTCGACGCCCGCACATAGTCGCCAAACGGACCGCGCAGCGGATCCATCGCCCGGCACAAAAAAAGGCGGCTCATATCTGGCCTCCTTGTTCACCGACGAATCCCGACTTTGTCGGACACTCAGGGCGCAAAAAACGCAGCAACGCTTCGCGCACAACATCCGAGTTGCTACACATCCGCCGCTTTGCCTCATCGGCCAACAGCCCGCCGAGCGGCTCCGGGAGCCGCGCAGATAGTTTAGTTAATTTGTGGTTTGCCTTCATGCGCCGCCGACATTGTCAGACGATGTCGGGTCTGTCAAGTGGGGAAAAATACTTATTTGCAACCACGCAAAAAAATCCGACATTGTCGGCGTGAAACAAAAACAGAACAAAACCGAGAAAATCGATGTTCGCCTTGAGCCGGACCTTTTCGCACAGGTTGATTCATTTGCCAAAGCCAACCGCATCAGCCGATCTCAAGTCGTCCAAAAAGCACTGCTGAAATATTTCGGCCACCACATAGCATCCGACCCCGGCGAGCATCAGTATTTATTGAATGAATCGGGAAACTTGCCACCCCTCGAACCATGGCAGCGCTCCGCTGGTGGATCCTCAACTCAGACAATCACGAACTCCCGCCAGGCTGGATAAGCGAGGTTATAGATTTAACCAGCCCATGAAACCACTTCTCGCCCTGCTCGCCCTCCTCCTTGCGGCCTGCGCCAGCCCTAATCCCCGCGAGACCTATGCCCCGCGCCTACCCCGTCGCCGCCGCCATGGAAATCCTCATTGAGACCAGCCCGCCCGGCGGCATTGTGGACTGGAATGGCAATGTTCTCGGAGCCGCCCCCGTCACGCTAAAAATCCGTCCCGACCTCACGCCCGGCGGCCGCCCCCGCTGGCCCGACCTCGGCGCACTCACCCACTATTTCCGCGCCCGCTGGCCAAACGGAGCCCGCGCCTATGAGATTTTCCAGCCCTCCGAAATGCCCCCGCAGCACATCGCCATCGTTTGCCCCGGATCCGCCAATCCCCTCCTCGATTCCCTCCGAGCCGACGCCCGCACACTCACGCAAAAAAAATCCCGCTGACCCGCCGAGGCCCATTCCATCGGACTCCGCAGGTGTCAATAGAAATCTTCAAAAAAAATTTTCACTCAAAAGAAAAATTTCTCTTGCCCTCATTTTAAATCTCCATAGATTTAATTCCGCAGGCCACCAACGGCCCGCCCGAGTCGGTCGGCAACCGGCACCAAAAAACCGCGTCAGACGGTATCTGACACAGAAACAAATGATCCAAAAAATCGAAAAAGCCGTAGCGGTCGCACTCGCCACCGCCTCCATCCTCAGCCTCGCCCTCGGCGTCGCTTTCACCATCACCACCGGCAGCCCCGCCGCATTTATTGGCGGCTTTGCCCTCTTCCTGGCATTCGCCGGGTTCGCCGCCACCCTCAACCCATCCATCTAAGGAGGACACGACCATGACAATCACACGATTTGCCCGCACCCGCAGCAACGGCGCAGTAAACTACACCAGCCGCAACGGCTCCATCCCATTCGACCAACTCCGCCAGATCGCCCCGTCAGTATTCGCCGAGCAAGCCCACGGCAGCCGGTCAGCAGCTTACAAATACATCCCAACGAGCGAAATTCTCGCGGGCCTCGCCCGTGAAGGCTTCCGCCCATACGCCGTCATGCAGGGCGGCAGCCGGGAAGAAGAAAAACGCGGCTTCACAAAACACCTCTTGCGCCTCCGTCACGACAGCCAGCCGCTCCAGGTCGGCGGCACGCATAACGAGATCGTTCTACTCAACTCCCATGACGGCACCTCATCATACCGCCTCATGGCCGGAGTTTTCCGCCTCATCTGCGGCAACGGCATGGTAGTAGCTCAAAACCTCATCGACGACATCCGCATCCCCCACAAAGGAAACATCGAGGGCCAAGTTATCGAGGGTTGCGTCAGCATCCTCGACCGGCTCCCCGAGGTCTCCGAGAGCGTCAACGAGATGGCCGCCCTCCGGCTCACCGAAGGCGAGCGCCAAGCATTTGCCCGCGCCGCCCTGGTCGCCAAATACGACGACGCCGACAAGCCCGCACCCGTCACCGCCGATCAGGTCTTGACCCTCCGCCGCCATGAGGACGCAGCCCCTACCATGTGGAACACCCTCAACGCCGTGCAGGAAAACCTCATCCGTGGCGGCCTGCGTTACAACCAACGCAACGAAAACGGCCGCCTCGTAGCCCGCCGCCGCACCCGCGAAGTCGGAGGCATCGACCAAAACACCAACATCAACCGCGCCCTGTGGGCCTTGGCTGAGGAAATGAAGAAACTGAAAGCCGCCTAATCTCAACCAGGCGCGGGTCCGATCCCCGCGCCACCTTTCAAAACATGAGCACACAACACACACCCGGCCCTTGGAAATTTAACGACCACGGCATTTATGTCGGAAATGCTCACTGGATAGCCAAAGCCAAAACATCCGAAACAACCAGAGAGCAAACCGCAAATTTTCGCCTCATCGCCGCCGCCCCGCAAATGCTCGAAGCGCTCCAAGCCGCCCTTGAAGCCATAGGCGACACCTACGACGCCCGAGACGCCGAAGGCACCGAAGGCGAGCATCTCCGCGACCAGATCGCCGAAGCCATCGCCGCCGCCACCGGCGAGCCCGCCAACTATTGACACCAACCAAAAAACCAACCAAACAAACCCGCGCCGGACGACATCCGGCATCAACAAAATGAAAAATATCATCATCAGCACAAACGACGACAGTTACGGATCCAGCAGCGACGCGCAAATCGACGCCGTCAAAAAACGCATGGAAATAATATCCGACTCAATGGGCCTCTCCTACCGCTACGCAGACACTCAGTGCGCGGACCCAGACGATTCGCACGACGATACGGAGACCATTTTTGAGTTGGCCATGGAATGCCGCTCTAATGTGCCTGCGAGTTACGCCGCCGCCGTTGCAGCCGCTGACGCGCAATGCCCCATCCCAGCATGACACCCGACCAACTCACCCGCGCCGCCTCTGAACTAGAGGCGGCGCTTGCCCGTCTCGGGATCCAGCCCGGCCAAAGCACCGAGGCCGAGCTGGCCGCCGACGACGCCGAAATCATCCCCGCCCTGGTGGATGGCCAGCCGGTAATTACCGCCGAGGAGCTATATCGCCAGCTTGCCTGCGGCCGGGGCCACAGATGCAAGCGCGGCCGCGCCCCCGAGGGATATCTGGAAATTTGGCCCGACTGGCAACCTGTCATCCTTTACATTTCCTTTGCCGAAAACGCCAAACTTCAAACAATGCTCGACGCCAGCCAGCCGGTAATTACCCCCGAGCCGAACTACAACCAGGCGGATGGCCGCGAAAATTAACCCCCACTCCACCCACCCCCACAAACCCACAACCCGCGCCGGACGGCATCCGGCACCCTAAAAAATGACAACAACCACACCACACACACCCGGACCATGGATTGCAGACAACGCGCAATCGTTTTATGTCTTAAAAAAAGGCGAGTTTATCGCTAACGCGGCCACCGCAGCAAACGCCCGCCTCATCGCCGCCGCGCCTGATTTGCTGGCCGTCCTTGAAGCCGTAGCCGTGTGGACCAATGCAGAACCATGTTTCTGCCATGTTCACGCCGCCGCGGACAGGGCTCGATATAGTCCACACAATTTTCTGTGTGAGTGCGCCCGCACCGCAATTTTGAAAGCCAAAGGATGCGCGAAACCATGACACCCGACCAACTCACCCGCGCCGCCTCTGAACTAGAGGCGGCGCTTGCCCGTCTCGGGATCCAGCCCGGCCAAACCACCGAGGCCCAGCTTGCCCAGGACGACGCCGAAATCATCCCCGCCCTGGTGGACGGCCAACCCGTAATTGCCCCCAAAGCCAACAACAACCCTGCGGATGGCCGCGAAAATTCCATTGCAACCCATCCCCCCCGATAGAAATTCAGCTATGCCCACAATCGAACCACACGGAAACACCGGCAAACGCAACGCCGCCCGCGACCCCGATGCCGAGAACATGACCGCCAAAATCCAATTCTTCTGTTGGCCCGAAGAAAAATCCGCCTGGATACGCGCCGCCCACCCGCACCGCCTCAGCGCCTGGATACGCGACCAACTCAACAAATCCACCGGACGCCCCGACCGCCCCACCGACGAAGAACGCCGCCGCATCAAAATGTAGCAAGTGGCGACCAAAGTGGCGGACACACCATCTAACTACAACAAAATCAACAAATGCCCGAGAAACTACGGATCAGAAGGTTTGAGGTTCGACTCCTCATGGCTGCGCTCCCCTCTACCCTTTAAAGTGGCGACCATTTCCGGTTTCACTAGGTAACTTGTCAGAAATTTCTAGTTTTTGGCCGTCTAATGTATTCACCCCATCCATCAAATTTCAGATTGAAGTGGCGACCATAGTGGCGGACAAAAGTGGCGACCGTATGAGAAAACACAACGAGATTTCGGTTTACTGGAAAGAATCGCGCAATGGCTGGTATTACCGCGTCCAGATCGACGGCAAGCGGGTTGAGAAGGCGACGGGGGTTTCAATCAACAACAAGGCCGGGCGGGCGGCGGCGGAGGCGAAGGCTAAAAAGATCGCCGAGGGTTTGCGCTCGGGCAACGAGGAGGAATTGGCGAAGGTCGTTCGGCGTCCAGGCTACGCCACGGCGGGCGAGATTGTGGACCGGTTTAAGCTCCACGGCCCCGGCGGATCGGCGGTGAAGGCGGCGAGCGGCTTTGCCAAGTATGTGGCCGAGGCGAGCGGCAAGGCGGATTGGCGCGGCGTTTCCTCCCATTTGGTTCTCACGGCTCCGGTCTTGCGAGGCTGGATCACGGCGCGGCTGGCGGCGGGCTGCACCGAGGCGGGCGTCCGGTCCAGCGTGCAGACGGTCAAGCAAGTGGTGGCCCAACGCCGAATGCACCTCTTCGCGGATTTGACGCTGCCGGATTTGACCGAGTTCTGGAAAGTCTCGGGCGGAAAGGCTCAGGATCAAACCTACGAGCCCATTCCCCGCGACATCCTGCGGCGGATGGATGCGGCGGCGCGGATTCCCTTGCGGCGGGAAAATCCCCGCGTGTGGGCGATTTATTGGCTGATGCGGCGGGCGGGGTTGCGAAATTCCGAGGTGGCCAAGCTGCGGTGGGATTGGGTGGATTGGCTTCCCAACAAGCGCGGCGTGGATTTGGTTCTCATCAAGCGCCCCGACTTCCATAGCAAAAATGGAAAATATGGCCGCGTGCCGGTGAATCTCCGCCTGATGCGTTTGATCGAGGCCGCGCTTGGCGGGGGCGAGTATGTCATTCCCCGCGCCAACAAGACCGAGGCCGAAGACCTCACGCACGATGGCATTAATGACTTTGTGCGGCGGTTCATCCCCGATGGCGCGAAGGGAGCCTATAATCTGCGAAAAGAATTCGGCAGCCGCATCGCCCAGCGGGACGGCTTGGAGGTGGCGGCGAAGCTCCTGCGCGACTCGATGGATGTCGTCGAGAAGCACTACCACGCCCTGCTGGAGAGGCCGAAGCCGCTTTAGCGGGTTTTGTAGAGTTGGCTTTCCTGGATGATGGAGCGGATGGCGAAGTTCACTTCCGCTTGATTGCCGAGAGTGTTTGCGGTGTCGGCTTCTTCCATTCGGCTTTGGAAAAGATTCTCGAAAGATTGCAGTTCTCGATAGCGGTCCTCCTCGCGAAAATTGCGGGCGTCGCCGCGTGAGCGCAGCCAGTAGTATTCTTGGCGAAGGGCTTTGACTTGGGCTGGCATGTCGAGGCGCTTGATGGCTTTGAATTTGTCTTCGCCTGCTTGCGCGGTGCGCATGGTTTCGCGGGTGCCTTGGTCGGTGATCTTCAAGAAGCGGTTGAATGCCGGGACGGCTCCGATGGCAGCTTCGGTGTAGGTGTTGGCGCGGGCATCGTATTTGAAGAAATTGGAAACGCCGGTTTCATTCAGCGTCCAGCCGACCATTGGTTTCAAAGCATACAAGCCACCGGCTTTTTGCTCGTCTTCGGAAAGGATAGGTTGGTTGCGGTGATTGACCGGAGATTTTCCAGTGAAAAATTGCCCCCACTTGTCGCCCACTTCCACGACAGGATTCATGCCGGGCAGCGTGGCCGTGAAGCCGCTGATGATGTCGAAGCCTTCGACATCGAGGGGACGGCCTTGCGCCATCCGCACCATGGCTTTCGTCAGCTTCGAGATCGTGGCGAAGAGCAATCGGTTGTTCTCATCCAAGGGCAGCGTGAGCAGTGCGGACTTGGTGCCGGTTGGGGAATCCACGGTGCCGAGTGGCACGATGCCTTTGTTGGAGATGTCGTATTCGCTCGATCCGGCGTAGGTTTTGGCGAGGTCTTCGCCTAAGACCCCTTCCTTAGCCAAGCGCTGCATGATGGCGGCGACTCCGCCGCCTGCGATGAAGAACGCCAGCACATATTCCTGCCAGGACATGGTTTTGCCTTCGCGGCCTGTGATGAGCTTGCCCATCGACTCGAAGGACCGGACAAAGATATTTGCGAACGGAGCAAGGGCTTGGAAGTTCCCGATGTGCTTGCCCTTTTTGTAGGTGTTCGGCAGGCCGATGTGGTTTCGCACCCAATACGCGGCCTTGGCTTTATCCATGCCAAGCGTGCGTGTGTTCGTTTTGTAGCTGGAGGTTTTGGGAATGTTCTGGAGGATTTGCCCGGCCAGTTCGACATCGTTGAGGTAGTTGGCGACTTGGCGATAAATCCACGGGAGCGGCTTGGGCTGTCCGCCGACATGGAATTTTCCCATCAGTGCGTCGATGGCATGGTCCGGGTTGTTGTTGGCAACTCCGCGCCCGAGGTAAGCCCATGGCCCGCCGATGGCATAGTTCTCGATCATCTCGCGCATGAGTGCGGATCGGCCAATGTCTCCCCTCGCCCAATCGACCGAGGCCGTAGGATCATCCGGCAACCAGGGCAGAGATTCGAGAGCGTTGGCAAAGACTCGCCCGGCGAAAAATCCCGCGTAGCTTGCGGCATTTCCACCCACCACGCCGCCAAGAACCATGCCGGGGACCCCGCCTACGGTTCCCAAGGCCGCTCCGCCCGTGGCTCCGGCGATGCCTGCCAATGAGGTTCCGGTAAATTCCATGAGCACCCGCCGACCGTCGCGGCTTTTGGAAAGCTCCAAGACCTCCTTGGCAATGTTCTTCACAAGGGCCGCACGGCCTTTGACTCCGCCGGGTTGGTTCACCAGCGCCCGGCCAAAATCCTTGATAGGTCCAGTGAAAAGCTGGAAGTTCGGATTCCACTTGATGATGAGGTTGTAAATGCTGTTGCGGAATCCCCAATTCAGCGATTTGAGAATGGCATCGCCCATGGCTGGCGAGTGCTGGTCGAGCGCTTCGGCCCACCTGTCTTGGATGTGTGCCCCGACGAGTTGGCCTTTCTCGCGCCAAGTCACCAGCTTCCATCCGGTTTCGCTTGGAGGCTTCGGCTCCATGAATTTCCCGTTGAATCGCATGGGTGCAGGGCGGGCGATTTCCGGCGTGGACTGAACGAGTCGGCCACCCATGACACGCTTGAATTTATTTCTCTGCGCGGCGCGGAACATCGTAATCAATTTCTTGGGCATTTCCACGGTCGGGCGGGCCACGGCTTTGACCGTTCCTTTGCGTCCCACCATGCGGCTGGAAGTGTATTCCTTCACATAGTCCAGCACGGTAAAAGTCGCGTAGTTCTCGTTGGTGGAAAATTTCTGCCACAAGTCATCAGTGAGCATCCCCTCTTCCCAATAAAATTTAAGGACATCCTGGAATTGCTCGCGGAATGCTTTGGCTGCCGCTTCCAGAGCGGCCCATTGCTCCGGCTTCATATTGGCCTGCATGTAGTCGAGCCGTTCCTGCGCGGTGCGGGCGGTCTCTCCGCCAGGGTTGAATTTCGTAGGGCTTTGCTCGTAGCCGATCGTTTGCATTTCCCCATCCACCATTTCCTTCACCTCGTATTTCTCGCGGGCGATGCGCGTGTAGATGAGGTAATCATCGAGGTAGAATCGGCTAATCCCAGCCTCGTCCAGCCCGAGCAGGACTCGCTGCATATCCATCATGCGAAGTTGCAGGCGGCTGTCGGCCATCGGATGCTCTTCGGTGAGGTAGCGGTAGGGATCGTTCTCGGCAGAGGGCAGCTTTCCTTCGGCTCGGGCTTTGTCGATGGCCGAGGTCAGCGGGAAAAATTCATCCCAATACTGGTCGCGCAAATCATCCCAGAGGCCGGTCAGGGAATTGCGGCGGGAGGTGGCTTTCTCGAAAGCATCGAGGAATGCCTTGTCGCCTTTGGCGTAGTTCTGCCAATCGCGTTCCTGGCGGGCACCCAGCACATTGTCGCGGCCTTTGTTGATGCGGTCGTAGATGTCGATGAGTTTGGCTTTGACTTGCGGGCGGGTGTCGAGGTGGTTCCAGAAGGTTTCGTAGAAAATGGGGGCGCGGGCTTTGAGGTCTGCCGGGGAGTTCAGCAGGACGCTCATGGCATCGGCGAAAAGTTCCTCGGCGCTGAGGCGGTATTTGATGTAGCTGTCCGGCGCGGTGGCCATGTCGAAGGGCTTCCACCAGCGGGTGAGGTCGATGAGTTCCTGCCTGATGTATTTGAAGTCGGCGACATTCCTGGCGCTCATCTCGGCGCGCATGGCGGCGTGGAATGCCTCGCGGAGTTCGTCCGGGGTGGGCTCGCGGCCTCCGATGTTCTGGACTTCCTCGCGGGTGTTGGTGCCGATTTGCTCGCCTTGGACCTGGAATTTCGCCAGGCGGGAATCGACAATCCCTTTCATGGCTTGCTTGACGATGGCTTTCTTGGTGGCTCCGTCCTGCTTGGCGAACCAATCGTAGAGTTCCGGCCATTGCTCGCGGGCCGTGAGGCCAAAGAGGCTCTTGACGATTTCGGGGGTGACTCCGCTTTGGGCGTAGACCGGCTCCTCGACGAGGACGCGGCGGACCTCGCCTTCGAGGGAGGCGCGAAGGTCTTCCTCGGCACGGCGGCGGATGGCTTCGCGCTGCTTCTTGGTGATCGGGTCTCCTTGCGCGGCGGCGGGGTCCAGCGGCATCGAGTGTTTGGTCGAGCGAGCCCCGGCAATGATGCCAAGGAGGTTGCCTTTCTGCATTTTGAAATCATCCATGAATTGGATGAAGTGTCCGGCCTCGTGCATGAAGACCATGTTGGCAGAAGCCTCCCCGCCAGCAGCGATAAGATCAGGGCGGAGTGTGATGTAGCCGTTGCCCGCAGGAAGAAATGTGCCCAATGCGCCACGCTTGCGCGGCACACGGATTTGCGGGTTGTTTCCAGACAGGCTTTTGAAAAACTCCACCGCTTCCGGCATCTCAATGATTGGCACTTTATCCAGGCCGCCGAGGATGACCGGCATCGTCCAGACTCCGTTGTCGGCGCGGGAGACTCCCACGGCATCGGGGTAGTCGGCGAAGACTTGGGCGTCGTTGTAGGTTTCGAGCGCGGGCTTGGGGAGCGGGGCGGTGGTGGGGATGATGGGCGTGGGCGGACCGGCATCGGCCATGACTTTGCTGCCGCTGCGGGATTTGGCTGGGGCTTCCTCAAATAGCGAGGGCGTGTTCTCGTAGCCGCCTTGGCGCACGGTGGCGGCGCGGGCTGCTTCCTCTTCCTGTGCCGAAAGGACTTTTACAGGCGACTCGATAGGGTCGGAAATGAGGTTGAACGGCATTTCCTCCTCGCTGAAGAGTGCGCCGGCGGGTTTCTTAGCAGGCTGCGGCGGTTCGATGGGTTCGCCGAAGAAGTTGTCAATGTCGCCGGTGGGTGGCGCGGCGAGCTCGGCTTCCTGCACCCACATTTGCGTGCCGTCTTCCACTTTCTGGAGGCCAAACTTTGTGCCGTCTTGGAGGGAGATGGTGAATGTCTCGGGGTCGATGGCTTTCACATTCAGCCACTCGTTGCCGATCTTCACCTTGTCGCCGATTTGCAGATTGCTGGAAGAAATGGGTTGGAGCTTGGCTTTCTTGGAGTCGGCTGGTTCGAGGGCGGCTTTCGAGAAATTGTCGTATTGCTTTTCCAGCTTGTCGTATTCGGCTTGTTGCGGGTCGCCATCCTTGATCTGGCGGTAGCTGTTCACCTCGGCCATGTAGGCGTTGAATAGGGTGTCGGGATACGGGTCGGGCAATAAACCTAGCTCATAGAGTTCTTGGGCGCGGACATCGTAGGGTTGGCCTGTCGAGCGGTGCGTCTCGGCAAAGTGCCTGCCGGTGCGGCGTATCTCATTCCAGTTGTCATTCTCCCCGCCTGCTTTGCCGCTCTTGCTCGGGCGCACGGGAGATTCTTGCAGGGCCGCAAGGATGGGAAATGTGCCGGGGTCGTAGGAGATGCGGGGAAAACGGCGCTTGGACTTGGCGGGTGGCGGAGTGGTGGCCCCCTCCCCGGCGATCAATTCGGGTGAGCCTGTCGATTCAGGCGCTGTGAGTGTGCTTGCTACGGGAGCAGAGGCCGTTGGGGGAATGTCGTCAACCGGCGTGGCGGTGGTGGGGTCGAAGGTATCATTTGATACCTGGGTAGGAGCCGAGTTGGTGATTGCGGGATATAAATCTTCGATGAAGTAGCGTTTCCCAGGAACGGCAACGCCTCTTGATCGATCAACAGCGGTGTAAGCATTCCAAGCGGCCTCGGCAGATTGAAATCTTGGGGTTCCTCTCTGGTCTTTCCAAGATTCTCCAATCCAAGCCGACATGTCGTCCATCATGTCGCCGGTAAGCCCTGGCTCCATGTCTGCCCGGCCAGTCCAACCATTCATGGTATCATTTGATACCTGTGGCGGGTTAACCTGTGGGTTAACTGCGGCCGGAGCGGGCAGGGCTTGGATGCCCTCGGGGCCGGGGAGGGCGTTGGTGCCGCCTTGGAAGGCTGGCGCGGGGCCGCCTCGGTTGAGGAAGGCTTGGCCGGAGTAGGCGGCGGGGCTGCCTGCCAGCGGCACGGCGGCTTGGGGATTCTCGGCGGCGTAGGCCAAAAGCTCGCGCTGGAAGCGGGGGTTGATGATCTCGGTGGTATCGAGGAAGCGGAAGCCTGCGGCGTCCACGGTGGCGCGGCGGATGGCTTGGGCATCGAGAAGGCGTTCATCGGCGCGGAGGGTATCCACGGCCTGCCGCATCACGCGGTAGTCCTCGGCTTCCTGTCGGCTGGCGCGTCCGGTTTTGACTTGGGTTTCCAGCGTCACCAATTCCTCGGGGGCGTAGGTTTTATTACGAGCCTTCACCCCAAGCCCCGCGCCGAGGCCGCCGAAGATGGCGGAGAGGCCGGTGCTGGCGGGGTTGTATTGCGGTCGAGGGGCGAGTTGTTCGCCGGTCTGGCGGAAATGCTCCATCGCCACTTCCTTGCTGATGTCTTGATGCAGGAGCTTATCGAGGCCGAGGTTCGCGACTTGGATCGTGGCGTCGGTGGCCACGCCGATGCCTGCGCCTGCGCCAAAGGCTCCCGTGACAAACTTCGCAGCGGCGGCGCTGCCCTTCTCGGCTTGGATGAGATTGGCGGCATTCGCCAGGCGGGAGATGGAAACGGGCGTGGGGGCGAGGATCGAGACGAGCTGGCCGCCGGTGTTGTAGCCGGGCTTGAGCTGGTTCGCGGCGTAGAAGGAATCGAGGAGGTCGCTTTCCTTGGAGGAGAGTTCGAGGGCTTTGTCGTAGGCGTAGCCGGTGCCAAGCGCGGCGGCGGTGCCTGCGCCAATGCCAACGGCGACGGCTCCCGGTCCAGTAAAGCCGGTGGCCGTGGCGGCGGCTCCACCGCCCACGATGGCGGCTCCGGTTTGCATGGCTCCTTTGAGCAGGCCGGAGGCGGCGGATTTGACTTCGGGGTAGGCTCCGGCGCGGCGCTCCAGGTCGCGGCGGGCGGCGGTGGCTTTCTCCACCGAGGGGATCACCGTGCGGGTGGCTTCGTCGTATTGATCGACGGTGCCCTTGAGGAGTTCGGTGTAGGAATCGGAGTCGATCACCCCGGAGGACCAAAGGTTCTCGACGGCGGAGTTGTAGCGGGCGGGGTCGATGTAGATGCGGCCATCGAGGACTTTCCAAGACTGGCTGCCCTCGGGGAAAATCCCTTCCTCGCGGATGCGTTGATCCTCGCGCATCCCGGCATCGCGGGCGGCATCAAGTTCGGGGTTCGGCGTGGGAACGGGCGACGGCGTGGCGGCGGGCAAGGCGGGTTCGTCCTCCACCAGCACGGCGGAAGCTGGATCAAAAGCCATCGGCTCCTCCTCCACCGGCACGGCAGAGGCGGCATCGAAGGCGGGCGGATCGTCCTCGATAAGGACGGCGGTGGAGGGATCGAAACTCATTCCCAAGCTCCGTTGCCCCGGTAGGTTTTCACATTGCCAGCGGCATCGCGGTAGCGTTTGCCGACTTGGAATTTCTCAGGCGTGGGCATGGGGTTTGGGCGGGGGGTTTGGGAAGGAGTCGGGGAAGGAGTCGGGGAAGGCGTGGCGGCAGGTGTCGGCGCGGGCGTGGCGGTGGGAGCCGGGGAGGATTTGGCGGAGCGGTTCACGGGGCGGAGGGCGACATCGAGGCGTTTATCAAATTCCGATTTCTCGCTCTCCAGTTGCTTGCGGAGGGCTTTGACCTTATCGCCACCGATCCATCCGGCGGATTCATACACGCCGGTCTGGTCGTTGTATTGCACGGATTCTGTTTCGGAGAAGCGAGTCAGGTCGTTCAAGCGAGCGCCGAGGTTTTCGCTTTGGAGTTGCAGGCGTTTGATATTTTCCTCCTGGCTGGCCGAGAATTTGGCCGGGCCGCGCATGGGGTCTTTCGTCACTTTATCGCGGGCCGGAATGGTGTCGCCGGTCGTCAGGTCCGTCAGCACCATGGTTCCATCCTCGGTTTGCCACCGCTCCATTTTCACCGGCTCCTCGGGCTTGGCTTCGGGGATAATTTGATTGTTCACCATGTTGACGGTGCGGCCATCGGGCAGGGCCACGGTCTGGACTTGGGAGGCGCGGGCACGCTTCACACTGTCTTGGTAAATGCGGAGGGCATCGCTGGCGCGGAGGCGACCGCCCGAGGCTTTGGCGGCGCGGATGACTTCCTTCTCATGCGGCGAGAGGGCATCCCACTCCTCTTGGCGGGTGATGCGGAGGCTCGTTCCCTGGGCGAGCCGGGCGGCCACGGCATCGTAGGGCTCATCGCCCGAGACGGCATCGAGGGCTTGGCCGACTGGGGGCTGCTGCTGCTGGGCGGCAGGATCGACGGCGGAAAGCGCAGAGCCGGTCTGCATAAAGCCGTTGGGATCAGCGTCGGCGGCGGGGTTATACACCGGCAGCGGCACAACCTGGTCGTAATCGAGAGCGGCTTGCTGGGGGGTCATGGGTTGATTTTACCGGCTCATGTCAATGCCATCGCCCACCTCCACGCCAAACATGGGCGAGGAAGATCCGCCCCCGCCGCCGAGGCCGAGGGCGGCTTTCTGCTGGGCGAGGTTGAGGGCTTGGGTGTATTGGGCCTGGGTGTTGTAGCGGCTTTGCAAATTTTCCATCGCGGGCATGAAGGCCATCATGGCTCCGGCCATTTTGTCGGGGTTGTTGCCTGCTTTGCCGAGTTCGGTTTGGAGCGCTTGCCCGAGGGCTATACCTTCCTCGCCATACTGCGGGAGGATGGCTTGCATGGCCGAGCCGGTGGCTTGGATGCCTTGGAGCTTGGCGGTATTGGCTTGGGATTTGGCGATGGCTCCCGTGATGCCTCCTGCAAAGTTTGTCACCCCATCAGCGATACCTTGGGCGAGGGCTTGATTTCCGGCGGCGGTGATTTCGGCGGAGCGGGTTTTGTATCCGGCGAGGATTTGGCCGGAGTTGTCGTTGACGGTGGGGGCGTAGGACATGGCGTTTTTAGGTTGGGAGGTTTTTGGATTGGCGGGCTTCTAGGCAGAGTGGGCTGCCGGGCTGAAAGGCGCGGCAGGCGGATGGGCGTGATTCGTATATTGAGCAGGCGACTCCTCGGCCCACCTCGCCACGGAGGGCGATGCAGCGTCCGCAGGGTGAGGTCTTGAGGAGGGGGTAGTCGCTTCGGAGGTAGTGGGCAGGGATGCCGGTGGCGTCGGAGCGGTCGCGCCGTAGCACGGGCCAGCTCCAACGGTGCGAGCAACATGCGCCACACCGTTGACAGTCGTATTGGGATTCCATGTGGGTTTGAAGCCTTGCTCTGGGATGGAGTTGTCTTCGTAGGGGGCGAGGTGGGCGATGCTGTTGACCTCGCTGCGGAGCTTGGGGCACCAGACGGGGGTGGAGAGGTGGCGGTTCACGCAGTTCCAGCAGATCGGGTAGTAGTCGGCGTTGTGGGATTTGTCCTGTTTGTGGCCCCACTTGCCGGAGGCGCGGTCGTAGCGGGTGGGGTCCATCGGAACGCCTTCGGCTTCGAGGTAGTCGAAGATGTCGTCATCGGTCCAATGCCGCATGGGGAAAAGCTGGGTCGGGCTGTCATCCACACGGCGCACATCCTGGGCGAGCGGCACGCCGCCTTTGATGAGATCGACATCGGCGCTCTTCTGCCCGTGGAAAGCGGCGTCCCACGGCCAGTTGAATGAGCCGAGCGGGCGCTGGAGGACATCGGTGAGGCCGCACAGGTAGGGCTCGCCTTCCTTGGGGTGCTCGGTGCCGAGGCTGAGGACGAGGGCGCTGTGGTGGCCCCATTGGTAATACTTGAGGAAATCGAAACGGGGCGCTCCAGTCTCGATGTCAAACCCATCCTGGATGGCGATGCGCCCGGGGGCGTAGTCGTAGAGGGTGAGGTCCCACTCGCGGGCGAGCAGGTCGCTGTGGGCGTAGCGGTGGCGGAAGCGGGGCTCGCGCCATTGGACGCACGGGAGCTTCACGCCCATGTGGAAGATGAGGAGGTGCAGCATGGCGGTGCTGTCCTTGCCTCCGCTCCAGAGCACGACAGGATTGCGAAATTCCCGCAGCCAGTGCTCGGTGCGGTAGAGGGTTTGATCGACGAGGGTTTGCAGTTGTTGGTTCATCAAATTGCGAGAGCCGTCATGCCGAGGACCATGCCGCCAGCGGCCATGCCGGAGCCCATCATGGAGTTTTGGGAAGCGCCTGCCGTGGCTCCGGCTTGGAGTTGCGCCCCGCGCAAGGCGGCTTGGTTGTTCATGAAGCTGTTGTAGATCGACGCCTGCATGTTCGTGTTCGTGTTGAAGAGGTCGGAGCCGTATTGCATGGTCTGGCTGTAGGCTTGGCCGATGAGTCCGGCGCTGGGGGAGATGGTGGCAATCGGCAAGTTGCTGCCGAGGGCGCGTTGGTAGGGGTCGAGGGCGACTTGGCTTTGGGCCATGCCTTGGGCGAGGGCGGCGCTGGTCTGGCCGAGGCCCGCTTGCTGGCCGTAGAGGCCGGAGAGCATGCTGGTGCGGGCTTGGTTTTGGTCGAAATTCATCCCGGCGACCGAGCCGAGGAAGGCGCGGTTGTATTGCTCTTGTTGCTGGTTCGCGGCTTGGTTGGCCATCTGCGCCGACATGTCTTGCGAGACATTGTATTGCGCGGCGTTGAGGTTGGCCTGTTGGTTCGCGAGCGCGGCTTGTTGGGCGTAGCCTGCGTCGGCTAAAGCGCGTTGCTGGCTGGCCTCGAAATTCGCGGCGTTGGCTTGCTGCTGGTAGCCTGCGTTGGCGAGGTTGGCGGCTTGCTGGTTGGCGGTGTTGAGTTGGCCGATGCCGAATTGGGTTTGCTGGTTGGCCAGCGCGGCGCGGAGGAAGGCGTCTTGGTTGGCGATGCTGGCCTGCTGGCGGTTCGCCATGTTGGCGAGGTCCATCGCCTGCTGGTTGCCTGCGTTGAATTGGTTGTTCGCCTGGGCGAGCTGGGCGTTGGTCATGGCCCGGTTCGAGTCGAACTCGAAGTTGGCCATGTTTGCCTGCTGCCGGTTCTGCATGTTGGCGAGTGCCATCGACTGCTGGTTGCCTGCATTGAATTGCCCGGTCTGGAGCGCGGCTTGCTGGTTTTGCAGGGCGGCTTGCTGCGCGAGTTGGGCGTTTGTTTGACCGAGTTGGAGGCCAGCGGATTGGTTGGCGAGGCTGGCGCGGAGAGCGGCGTCTTGGTTGGCGAGGCTGGCTTGCTGCTGATTGGCGGCATTGAACTGGTTAAGCGCTAAACCAGTTGATTGATTGGCTAAACTGGCTCGCAAAGCGGCGTCTTGGTTGGCCAATGTCATCTGCTGCTGGTTGGCGGCGTTGAATTGCCCGGTCTGGAGGGCGCTTTGTTGATTCAGTTGAGCGGCGCGGAGGGCGGCGTCTTGGTTGGCCAATCGGGCGGCTTGCAAAAGTTGGGCGTCCTGGTTGGCGGACTGAAAAGCGAGGCTTTGATTTGAAAGACCGGCCTGCTGGGCATAGCCCGCATCGGCGAGAACGCGTTGCTGCTCGTTTTGGTTGGTCGTGAGATTGGCTTGTTGGCGGAGTTGGGCTTGTTGCAGGGCGCGGTTGGCATCCACCGATTGGTTGGCGAGATCGGCTTGGAGTGAACGACCGACATTTCCTTCCTGCCGGGAAAGGTAGGCTTGGTTGGCGGTCTGCCGGATGCCTGTGCCTTGGTTGAGAGTCTGCTGGGCGAAGGCGAGGCGTTCGGATTCGCGGGCGCTGGCGGCGCGGTCGCGGTTGAGAAGTTCGGCGGCCATGGCGGATTGGCCGAGGCCGAGACCCCGGGCGGCGGCTCCGGCGCGGGCCGATTGGATGGCGTCGCGCTCTTGCTCGGCGGAAAGGGATCGGCCAAGGGCGAGGTCGCTGGAGGCGCGGGATTCCAGTTGGCCGAGTAGTCCATTCCCACGGGCTTCATTCATCAGCCCACGCTCGGCGGCACTGGCGCGGACATCGCGGGAGGCGACTTCGGCGGTGCGCTGGATGCGGGCGGCACGCATGGGGTCCACTGAGGCAACTTGCGTCCCCCCGACTCTTTCGATGCCTCCGGTGTTGGCGGCGGCAATTTGCTGGGCGCGGACATCGGCGACATTCCGCATCTGGGCGGCTTGGCCTTGGGTAGCCCTAATATCAGCAACTCGACCGGCTTGGGCGGCTTGAGCTTGCTGGGCGCGGACATTTTGCACTGGACCGGCTTGGGCTGCTTGCACATCGGCGACATTCCGCATCTGGGCGGCTTGCCCTTGGGCGGCTTGCACATCGCGGACATCTTGGACTTGGGCTCCGCGAGCGAGCGCGGCTTGGCCTTGAGCGGCTTGGGCTTGCTGGGCGCGGACATCGGCGATGTTGCCCATCTGAGCGGCTTGGGCGCTGGCGGCTTCCATGTCGGCGACTTGGCCGACGCGGGCTCCTTGCACTTGGTCGGCGGCGACTTGACCGGCGCGGATTTGGTCGGGGCGGTAGAGCTGGCCGAGGGCCATGTCGTTGAGGCGCGACATGGCGGGGTCTTGCCCCTGGGCGGCGTATTGGTCGCGCAGCTGGCCGAGGCCGGTATTGGCGGCGTTGACTTGGTTGATGCCGGATTGGGCTTGATCCAAATTGGCGCGGGCGGCGCGGGTGTAGTCGTTGTCGAGCTGAGCGGCGATCTCGCGGGTGGATTCCTGGGCTTGGTCTTGGAAGGCGTCGTTTGTGCGAATCGCGGCGTCGGCCTGGGATTGGGCGTTTTGGGAGGCGTATTGCGAAATGTCGCCTAATTCTTGAGCGAGGCTGCGTGGCTGAGGTGCTGGGGGCGCACTCATGCCGCCCATTCCCATGCTGCCGCTGGACATGGCGTTGTTGCCACCGGACATGGCTGACCCGGTTGACCCTGTTGACATGGCGTTGTTGCCGGACATGTTTCCCCCGCCCATGTTGTTGTCGGACATGGCGGCGCTCATTGCGGGGGCTTGGCTCATCGCGCCACCACCACCTCCGCCACCGGACATTCCACCACCGCCTCCTCCGCCTCCTCCGCCTGACATTGACATTGCCATATTATTTGTCCTTTCCTAAAAAGTGTTTGGCGTTTTCTTCGCCGTAGTTGAGGGTTACTTCTTCGCCTGCGGCGATGTCGCGCAGGGCGTAGTGCCGCATGAGTTCGTTCACCTGGTCGATCTCATGGCAGGCGTTGGGGTTGTCGTGATGGTTGTAGAGTCCGGCGAGGCCGAAGCCGAGGATGCTGGTCTCGTCGTCGAGGTAGTAGCTGTAGGTTTCGCAGGCAGGCGCTTTGGCGAGTTGCTTCTTGGGCACGCAGGCGTAGGGGACTTCCTCAAGGACTTCGTGCGCGGCGATGGCGGCGGTGGCAAAGACTCCCCACCGGTGCAACGGGGACCGGCGCACGGCGAGCTTCGTCGCGTGGTATGGCTCGGGGCGGAGCATGGTGGGGGGCTTGGTCATTTGGCTTCAAGGGCTTCGACGCGGGCAGCGAGTTCTTGGACGGCTTTGACCAAAACAGCAACCAAATGCCCTTCTTTGATTCCTAATCTTTTGACCTCTTTATCAATGCCATTTTCTAAAATAGTTTTTTGATAAATTGTTATTGCGTCTGGTATTTCTTTAATAACATCTTGAGCAATAAAGCCAAGATTTCCTTTAGGCCCATCCCCCTTGTAATCAAAAGTTACAGGTTTTAGCTTCTTGATTTTGTCTAAACCAGTTTGAAAATCATAGCTTATATTATCTTTTTCATTTACATCAGATGTCTGAATTAAGACGGTTGCTGAACAAGTGCCTGAAAAAACAGCATCTCCGCCTGAATTTATTGTAAGCCTAGATGAAAAATTGCCATTTACAGACCTGCTTTGAATTAGAATTTCTCCGACTGGATTTTGAGCTTGATCGTTGACGGTTTTATTTACCACAATTGCAGCAGATTGAGCCCAAACACCTGCTGGTGAATACCCATTAAACGAAAGAATACCTAAATTTGTAGACCCGTCTCGAGTTGTCATTGGGGCGGCTGGTGTGCCAAACGCTTTTCTAAATTGTAAAATTCCACAATTTGTATCATTTGATATTCGTTCAGAGATGGAATCTTGAACAACAATATTGCCACTGGCATCCCGGGCGACAATGGCATTGGCCGTATTGGCGCTGGTGGCTGTCGTGCGGGCGTTGGCCAGAGTGCCACTGGTAATGTTGGAAGCGTCGTGCGTGTGGCTGGCGGCGGCGTAGCTCCCGGCAGCCTGCTTGCCTGCCAAGAGGTTGTTGACCTCCGTCTCGGTGTAGTAGCGGTCGTCGTGCGTATGGCTTGCAGCCGCTTTGCCGTCGAGTGCCGTCTGCAAGCCAGTGGTATCCGCAATAGCGTGCTGGTGGCTTGCAGCGGCATAAGAGCCAGACGCCTGCTTGCCTGCGAGCAGAGTATTCATCTCTGTCTCTGTGTAGTAGCGGTCGTCGTGCGTGTGGCTTGCAGCCGCTTTGCCGTCGAGCGCCGTCTGCAATCCCGTCGTATCCGCAATAGCGTGCTGGTGGCTTGCAGCGGCATAAGAGCCAGACGCCTGCTTGCCTGCCAAGAGGTTGTTCACCTCCGTCTCGGTGTAATACCGGTCGTCGTGCGTATGGCTTGCAGCCGCTTTGCCGTCGAGCGCCGTCTGCAATCCCGTCGTATCCGCAATAGCGTGCTGGTGGCTTGCAGCGGCATAAGAGCCAGACGCCTGCTTGCCTGCCAAGAGGTTGTTCACCTCCG